CGCGTCACGCGCCAACACCGCGGCGTTACTAGAGTTTGCGAACGAGCTACGACAGAGGGTCGAAGCGACCGCCGCTGGCACCGGCACTGGCGCGGGCACTGGCGCCGGCACCGGCACGGCCACTGGTGGCACTAGCGGCAGCAGTGGTATCGAGTCGGTCGGCACGCATGGCTCGGCGAGCGAGAACGTTGCCAATTTCAATTACGGCAACATGCGCGCCAAAGGCGGCGGGTGGCAATCATTCGCTTCGCCGGAGGCAGGCGCATTAGCGATCGGCGCGCAGCTGGATCGCTATGCCTCGGGCGCGACCACCGGCAAACCGGTGACGACGCTTGAGGGCATGATCAGCACTTGGGCGCCGCCCAACGAAAACAACACCGCCGAGCTGATCAAGCGCGCCTCTGAGCGCACCGGCATTGCGCCGGGCGAGACGGTCGATCTCAGCAACCCGGACGTGCGCCGCGCGATGACGCAGGCGATCGTCCAACAAGAAAACCTGAAGGCGGTCGAGCAGGCGATGGCCGCCTACGACCGCGCAGTGGCCGGCGGCGGCACCCAGCTCGCTGCTGCACCATCCTCGGACATCATCGACAAGACCGCCGCACTCGGCTTTGGCGAGAAATACGGGCACCTGGAAAACGTCCAGGGGATGATCGTCCACCACACCAGTGGCGGAAAGAACGTCGACGACATCATCCGTACCTTCAAAGAGCGCGACGTCGCCTCGCAATTCGTCATTGACCGCTCCGGGCAAACCTATCGCACCTTGCCGGAAGGCGCCGAGGGCCGGCACATCAAGACCGGCTGGGGTCCGGTCGGCGAAGGCAAGTCCAACGCCAACATGGAGGGCGTGGAAATCATCGCGGCCAATGACCGCGATGTCCTGCCCATCCAGCGCGAAGCGGCGGCGCGGCTGATCGGCGAGCGCGCCGAGCGTTGGGGCTACGATCCGCGCACTTCGGTCTTCGGACACGGCGAGGTCAATCCCGGCCACAAGGAAGCCGACGAGGGGATGAGCACGGTTTCCCGCATCCGCAGCGGGGAACTGCTAGTTCCAACCGACATCAGAGCCATAGCCGGAAGCACAGTGCCGCGACCGGCCACGACGTCCGGCGGCGGGTTACCAGTGGCCGTTGCAGCTCCCCCCTCTGCAACGACCGGGCAGCCCGCCGCCGCGACGACTCTGGGTGCGTATCTTGATAAGGCGGCACCCCTCTACAGCCAAGTAACCGGCGGCAGTGACCTGCGGGCTGATTTGACGGCGGCCGCCGGCGGCGGACTTGGTGCCATCGGGCCGGGCCTCAGACTAAAGGGCGCGCTCGACAACCCCGAACTCAAAGCGATCGTTGACCAGGCCAGCGCCGGCTACAAGGCGAAGACCGGCAATGATCTGCTCGCCGATGTTCAGAGCGGCAAATCGCTCGCCGATATTCTCGCCACGAAGATCGAGGCGAACACGGAAGCGACGGAACGGAACACCGAGTCCAAGCAGCAGGCCGCCGGCACGACGCCGCCGCAATACGCCGAAGGCGGTCCAGTTGGCGAGACCGGGCTCGCACTGGTGCACGAGGGCGAATATGTCGTGCCGGCCGAGCAGGTCAATGACGCGTTCCGCGCCGGCATTGCGAATGACTTCAAGGATTTCGCTGCCCATCCACTCGAGTACGTCAAAGGAGTGTTCCGCCCCAGATCCCGGGCCGAGGCGGCCTACGACGCGCTGTCACCCAAAGACCGTGCGCAGAAGGCTACAGCGCCGATCCTCGGACCGGGCAATCAGATGCCACCTGCCGGCGGCTCGCAGGGCTGGGCCGGCATGTCAGGCGCACCCGGAACGCCATCGGGGCCCTCGCCCGAAGAGCGTGCGCAGCACCTGCTCGCGTGGATCCCGCCGGCGCCGGGGTTGAGCTTTGAGCAGTTTTACGGCCAGCCGGCGCCAGCCGCACCCTTTGGCGGCGAAGGCATGCTCGGGCGTGAGCACGAGGCCACCGCGACGGCACCCAGATCATCTGCAGCCGCTCCCGGCCTCGGCACCACCGCAGCCGCCGCCACCGGCGGATCGACATCGACCTTCACCGGGCCCGGCGCCACCGGGGTCATGTTCTACCCGAGCGGCGGGATGCCGCAGCTGGCGACCGGCGGCACGGTCACAAAGTCGGGCATCGCACAAGTACACGCCGGCGAGGTCGTCGTCCCGGTTCAAACGATCCAGGCGGGCGCGCGGCAGTCGCAGCCGGGACCCGGCCCGGTCGGGCAAACGGCGCCGAACAGTTTCCTGTCGATTGCCGGCGTCCTCGCAGCATTGATGGTGCTGCCGAGGTTGCTCGGCGGTCTGCTTGGCGGGGTGCAACAGCAGACCCAGGCGACGCAACAGCAGACCCAGGCGACGCAACAGAACACCCAGGCGAAACAGCAACCGCCAAGCCCAGCCCCTGCCACCCCGGACTCGGGCACTCCTACGCACGAACCGCCGGTGTTGAGCGGCAGCCCGTTCAATGCGGCCGGCATCGCCGGTGCGTCGGGCACACCGAGCGGCACAGCGCCGCACGAGCCGCCGGTGTTGAGCGGCAGTCCGTTCAATGCGGCCGGCATCGCCGGCGCACCGGGCACACCGAGCGGCGGCACGGCGCCAATGCTTGGGCCATGGGCGGACGAGGGCGATATCCCGCAATATGCCAAGGGCGGGCCGGTCGAGAAGACCGGGCTCGCGATGGTCCACGCCGGCGAGTACGTCGTCCCGTCATCGGCCGGCGGCAACCTCGTCGTGCCGGGCGAAATCGCACCAGTCGCCACGCAGGGCTCACCTTCGCCGACGCTCCCGAGTGTCTCAACGGGTCTCGGCAAGGGCTGGGAGCTGTGGGCGGCGATCCTGGCGCTGCTGATGCTGATGGGCGGCGGCGGCAAGGGCAAAAACGCCCCGGGCAAAGGCACGTCCGATGTCGGCAAGCCTAGCCAGCCTAGCCAGGCCGAGCCCGATCTGACCGACGCCGACGCGGCCGAGCTCGGTGGCCAGCTCGCCGGGATGGGTCTGAGCGAAGCCGACGCGGCCGAGCTCGGTGGGGAACTCGCGGCCCGCGATGTCGCCGCACCCGATCTCGGAGCTGAGGGCGGGACCCTCGCGGCCGCCGGGGACGTCCAGGCGATGTGCGCCGGCGGTATCGCCAGCGCCGAGGGCGGGCTGCAGGTCCACGAGACCTCGCTACCGCACCGCATCAAAGCCGGCGTGCGCGGCCTCGCCGCCAAGGGCCAGGTGGGACTATTCCGCAGCGGACGGCTGACCAGCTCGATGCGCGGTGCTCCGGTCGCCGACGGCAAGGGTGGCCAGCTCGCGGTTGTCCACCCGGGCGAGATGATCCTGCCGGCGCCCGAGACCAGCCAGGTCCTCGGCGCGATGTCGTCGGAAGGCGGGGCCATCGTGCCCTCGGCCGCGGGCGGCAGCGTGGTGGCGCTACCGGAGCAGCAGACCGTCTCCTCGCTCGGCTTCCAGGGGGTCACCCTCGAGCAAGCCAACCCGAGCAGCAACTTCGGCATGCTGGCCCAGATGCTGGCGCTGATCACCGCGCTGCAAAAGCTGGTCGGCGGTCTTGGCGGGCTGTTTGGCGGCGGTGGCGGCAATCAGGGTGGCCAGGGCGGCGGCCTGTTTGGCGGGATCCTCAGCCTCTTTGGCGGTGGCGGGTCATCCGGCGGCGGCGTCCAGCAAATGGCCAATGCCGCCAACCAGGCGGCCCCAGCGCTGCAGGACCTGACCAGCAGCACAAACAACGCCTCGGGCAGTGTGACCGGCTTTGCCGGCATGCTCGGCAGCCTGTTTAGCGGCGGCGGTGGCGGCGGCGGTGGCATCCTCGGCAGCGTGATCGGCTTGCCGTTCAAGCTCCTCGGCGGCCTGATTGGGCTCGAAGGGGGTGGCGTGATCCCATCGGCTGCCGGCGGCATGGTGGTCGGCGCCGGCGGTGCGGTCGCCGATGGCAAGGGCGGCCGGCTGATCGTCGCGCACCCGCAGGAGATGGTCTTGCCGGCCCGCGAGGCGCGCGGGCTCTCCAACCTGCTCGGCAATTTCCAGGCGGGACCCCCGCCCGAGGGCGGTCTCGGCCGGATCCTCAGCATGCGGATGATGGTCCCGAACGTCCCACACTTCGCGCAGGGCGCCTGGGAGATCGACCGCGACATGCTCGGCATGCTGCACCAGGGCGAGGCGATCCTGCCGAGCTCGTATGCCGCAGGCTTGCGCGCGATGGGCGGCAGTGCGGCTACGACCTCAAGCCCGTCGGTCACCTATGGCGACACGCATGTGCACCTCTCGGCGATCGACAGCCGTTCGGGCGCGCAATTCCTGATGGCGAACGCCGACACGATCGGCAAGGCCTTCTTCAAGGCGCACCGCAACGGCAGCCGCTACACGCCCAACGGCTGAGACCTCGTAACTTTTTGCCGTCTCGTTTGAGGCGCCCACGGCGCGCGACGGGCGACGACTCGGCTTCGCTGGACCGACACGGCCTATGCCGGGATGCCGACGAAGCACCTGGAGCGCCCCGTGCTCGCGGGCGGGGGCCAGCGATAACGCACCGTGGGCATGGCCCCGCCCCAAATCGGACTTTACCGGGAGACTGACCAATGAGCCAGCGGGTCTACCCGGTGTTCCCCGGTATCGCCTATGCAGTGACCAAGACCCCGAATTGGGCCTCGCGCATGCAGCGCGCGGTCAGTGGCCGCACCTTGCGCACCAGCGACTACGTCAACCCGGTGTGGACCTTCAAGCTGATCTACGCGGTGCTGCACGACTTTGCGTGGTGCGCACACACGAGCCCGACCGAGCTGCGCACGATGATGGACTTCTTCAATTCATCGGGCGGCGCCTTTGACGCCTTTCTGCTCAGCGATCCAACCGACAACGGTGTCACCGGCCAGGTGCTGCCAGCGGCGATCAGCGCGGTCGCGACCGTCGCGGTCAACAACGCGGGCACCGGCTACAGCAACGGCGATCAGGTTTTTCTCGCCGGTGGCACCTATACCGCACCGGCCGCCTGGACGGTGAGCGGGTCGACTGGCGGTGGCGGTGTCACCGCCTTGAGCCAAATCAACCCCGGTGCTTACTCGATCGTTCCCGGCACCAGCGCGATCGCGACCACGACCAATGGGGCGGGCGACGGGACCCTGACCCTCAATGTGACCTGGACCACGACCGTGCAATTGGTGCGGCAACTGGTGCCGGGTGGTTTTGCCGAAGCGATCATCGCGCCCAACACCGTCAGCAACGTCTATTTCGGCGGCACGCCACAGGTCGGCTGGACCGTCGACAACACGACCGGGCTCATCACATTGCCAAACCCGTTCACTAGCACGCAGCCGGTCATCACCGCCGACTTCACCTATTACTTCCGGGTCTACTTCCCAGACGCGCTCGATTTCGAGGAGTTCGCCAATGGGTTTTGGGAGATCAAGCAGGTCAAGCTGACCTCGGTGGTGCTGTGACATGCGCCCGGTCACACCTGCGCTGCAAGCCCTGCTGGCGAGCTGGGGGCCGGACGTCGACATCAAGATGGCCGACCTCTACACCTTCACGCTCGAGGGTGGCGAGATCCTCAGATATACCAGCTATCAGACGGCACTGAGTGCCCCGGCGCCAAATACCGATCCGTCACAGGGGCTGTACTACTTTGGGCTCGGGCCGCCCCTCGAGCGTACCAAGATCACCGAAAAGATCGGCATCGATGTCTCGCACATCGACATCACGGTTTACGCCGGACCAAATGACGAACTAGGCCTCGGCGGCACGCTGACCTGGCAAGCGGCACTGCATGCGGGGCTGTTTGATGGCGCCTGGTGCAAGGTGTGGCGCGCCTACATCACCCCGCCGGCGACCGTGGTCGGGACGATCAGCCGGTTCTATGGCCACGTCAGCGATGTCGAGATCGGCCGCACCAAGACCAAGATCACCGTCAACAGTCTGACCGATCTGTTGACCGTGCAAATGCCGCGGCGACTGTTTCAAGCCGGTTGCATGCACAAATTTGGCGAGTACGGCACCGGCATGTGCTCCTATGACCGGGTCAATGGCTTGAACGCGCTGGGCACATCGACCGGGATCGGTCAGCAGACCATCACCTGCGTAACGACCACGGATGGTGTCGAGGTCTCGGATCAGACGACGATCTTCACGAGATTTTTGCCGACCCCAACGACCGCCTACGACAACGGCTCGATCATTGGCGTCACCGGCGCCAATGCCGGCTACACCCGCACGATCGGCAAGCTTGCTGACTTTCCGTGGTTTGACAGCATCGGTGCCGTTTACCCGATCTATTATCTGAAGCCGTGGATCTTCCCGGTCGTCTCCGGCACTGACCAGTTCAAGCTGCTGCCGGGCTGCGATCACACGCTCTCGACCTGCACAAACACCTTTCAGAACCAACTGCGCTACGGCGGGTTCCCAGACATACCCCCACCGGAAAACGCGATTTAGGGGTGCTCCACCCTGAATGACGCAGTTCGCGCCTCCGCCCACCGGATGGAGCGCTGGCGGAAACCAAAGGGATTCCCATTGAGCCAAGAAATCCGCAATCCACGCATCCTAAATACACCGGCGCAGGCGCCTCGCAAGAGCTTTATCGGTCAGTCGGTGATTGCCGTGAATATCGACGGAACAACGGTCGTCACGACCGTGCCATCGCCCACGCCTGCAGCCGCGGCGCCGCCCTCTTCTCCAAAATAAGGCGTTTCCAAAATGGTAATGATGCTGGCGCCGCCAGGCCTTTCGGTTGGCTCATCGGTCAAAGTATTGTCGGGCGGGACCTATACCGTCGACAGCAACTTCTTGGTCTCGGTCACTTCGCAATTCGACGCGGTCAACCTGAAGGGCATGGGGTTCGACCAGGTGCAGCCGGGCGGCCGCAACAATTTCGGTTCCACGGTTGATCCGACCACCGGCGACGACAACACCGCCGATTATGCGCCGGGCTCATTGTGGACCAACACCACCGCCTCGCCGCAGCGTGCCTGGATTAACCTCAGTGCGGCGACCGCGGCTGCGGTATGGCTGCAGATCTCGGCCGGCGGATTGATCGCCACTGCCGGTTCGGCGGATTTCGCCAACCTGACCTTGACCGCGCTGTTGACCAACTCGGCGGCGACCGCGGTCACCCCGTTCAGTGGCGGCGGCCAGGCCAGCGCCACGGCGCTGACCCTGATCTTCAACAACATCAGCTCGTCGGTCGCGTCCTCGGCACCGTATGACAGCGCCAAGCTCGTCGCCTCGGCCGCGGGACTGGCGCAGATCGCCTACAATTCCTCGAGCCACCCGGTGCAATTGTTCGGCACCGGCTCCGATACGATCACGCTCGAAGGCACGACCTTCGCCGCGGGCACCGGGATCACGATGCCGGCCAGCAGCCTGTTCATCGGCAACTGTCTCGTTGCCGGCAACTGGATCGGTTTCTTGCTCTGCCCGAATGTCGGGCTCGGTGGCGGGCTGACCTCGAACACCGCCTACAACACCAACACTGCCACTGCGGGCACGACCCTGACCGGTGCCAATGTCACCGGCGGGATCATTCGAAGTCACCTTGAACATGACCGGGACGATGGGCGGCGACAGCAATGCGCAGTTGCCGACCGCGAGCAATCTGTTCGCGGCGATCCCCAACCCGATCGTCGGCGTTAAGTACCGGCTGCGCGTCATCAATTCGAGCTCGGCGAACCACGTCTGGACGATCACCACCAACACCGGGTGGACACTGAACGGCACGATGACGATTGCCCAGAACACCTGGCGCGATTTTTATCTGGCGCTCGCCGCCAGCACGACCGCGACCCTGCAAAATATCGGCACCGGAACATTCTCGTAATGAGCGCGAAAGCCGGCATCCGGCGCCGGGCGCAATCCGTCCTGCGTCGACCCAAAGGGCTGCGCGCCCGCTATCGCACTAGCAGTGCTGCCGCCGGCAACATGTTCGCCGGAAAGAGAGCGAAGACGGCTGCCGGCAAGAAGAAGTGAACCGGCTCGGCTGGCGGGGGAGTGGTGAATTTTGTCTGATCTCGACCCGCGTCGCCAGGCCATCATCGACGAAGCCAAGACCTGGCTCGGCACGCGGTTTCACCACATGGCCTGCGTCAAGGGTGCCGGGGTTGATTGCCTACACCTGATCTATGGCGTCTACCGCCATGTCGGGCTCGTCGGTGAGATCGAGATCCCGTTTTATCGGCCCGACCAGTTCCAGCATCGCAGGGAAGAGACCTATCTCGAAGGGCTCTTGCAATACGGCCATCGGGTCGAACGGCCCGAGCCTGGCGATGTCGCGATTTTCAAATACGGCCGCGTCTTTTGGCACGCCGGCATCGTCGTCGACTGGCCACTGCTGATCCACGCCTTTGCCGAGCGCGGCGAAGTGTGCCTGGGCGACGCCGACCAGGGGCGATTGCGTGGCCGCGATGTGGTCTTTGTCTCGGTGTTCTGATCGATGAGCCTGTTCCGCACGACCACCCCCTTTCTGCAGAACAACGCGTGGCTGCGCCAGTCGCAGAACGCGTTGCGCTACAACACCAGCCAAGTCGGCTCGGTCGTGCCCTTGTGCTATGGCACAGTCCGCCAGCAGATCAACCTGGTGGCGCTCGGCAATTTCATGGGGCCGGGCGGCGGCAAGAAGGGCAAGGGCGTCGGGCCGCTGCCGATCGCCGGCACCAACACGGTGGCGAGCGGCAAGGGCGGCGGCGGCAAGGGCAAGGGCAAGGGCAAGAAGAGCCAGGACTTTTCGGTCGATGCTGCGTTTGCGCTGTGCCAGGGGCCGATCACCTTTAACAGCAGCAACCTGGTGTTCGCCAATGCCGGGGTCGAGGCCTTTTCGTCGACCGCCTCGGGCGCGGGCAAGGGCAGCAGCGGCAACCAGCTGAATTTTTATATCGGCACCGACGGCCAGAACATCACCCACCCGGTCGGCAGCGTCAATTATTCCGGCACCTGCGTTGTCACCGCGACGCCGATCGACCTCGGCCCGTCACCGGCGATCCCCAATCTCGGCTTTGAGCTCTCAGCACTGCTTTACAACACCGGCGGCTCGGATTTCCCGCTCGACGCCAACCCCGGCAATGTCATCACCGATTTTCTGACCAACCCGCGTTACGGCGCGGAGTTCCCGGCCGCCAATCTCGACACTCTAACCACGACCATCTTCGGCACGAGCATTGGCGATTATTGCCAGGCCTTTGGTCTTTTGATTTCGGTGTCGTTGGACGGTCAGCAGAAGGCCTCGCAGTGGCTTCAGGGGATCGCCCGCCTGCTCAACACCGCCATCGTCTGCTCGGGCGAATTGCTCAAATTCATTCCCTTTGGCGACATCGCATACGCGGCGAACGGTGCGGTCTGGAACCCGAACCTGGTGCCGGTCTACTCGCTGACCGACAAAGACTTGCTGCCGTGGCACCCGCATCAGGACGGCGCCGATCCCGAGATCGGGCAGGACGATCCGATCATCGTCACCCGCACCAATCCGGCCGATGCCTTCAACTGGTTCTCGATCGAGTATCTCGACCGCCAAAACTTCTACAATTCGACGGTGCTCGCGGTCTATGACCAGGGTGCGATCGACCAGTATGGATTGCGCATCGGCGACAGCCTGCCGGGCAAGTGCTTTGCCAGTGCCGGCTCGGCGCAGGTCGCGGCACAGCTCTACCTGCAGCGCGCACAATACATCCGCAACAACTACAAATTTCAGATCGGCTGGGACAAAGCGCTGCTCGAGCCGATGGACATCGTGCTGCTGACCGGCAGCTCGGCCGACTCCTATCTCAGCCAAGAAGCGGTGCGGGTGCTGTCGATCGAAGAAAACGACAATGGCGATCTGACGGTCGAGGCCGAAGAGGTGGTGACCGGCAAGCGGTCACCCAACCCGGTTTACACGCAGCAGACCGGGCCAGGCGGGGGCACCACCGATACCTTCTCGATCTTTGGCTTGAGCATCAGCGGGCCGAACGGCGGCAGCCCGGACGACGCCACGATTACGCAAACGGTCAACCTCGCCGGCGGCGGCATTGCTCTGCTGTTCATCTGTTATGTGAATGACGGGTCGCTCGACACGCCGACTGTCGCTCTGGTCTCTGGCGGTGGCTTCACCTGGAAACGCCGCGCCGGCGGCTATCAAATCATGAACACGGATCAGGGCCAGGTCGTCGGGCAAGAAATCTGGTGGGCCCCGATCCCGCCCGCGTCAACAGGCACCTACTCGATCGCCGTCACATTCTCCAATGTTCAGTGGGGCGGCGTCATGCCCTCTAACGCGTGGGTCGGGATTGCTCAGTTTGTCGACCCGGGCGCCTACCTCTACTGTCCGTGGCAGCTCCCCGAGACGCTCTCCAACGCCAATTGGAGCAATACCCCGGCCGACGTCCAGCTCAGTGGCATGAGCTACCTGTTTAACGATTCCAGCACCATCGGTGAGGGAATTTTTCAAATCTGCGCGTTCGCCTTTGCCTGCGGCTTCGCAATCCCGGAGAACAAGTTCTCCGACTATGCGGGCAGCCCGCACCACTCGCCGATGGCCGAGAC